GGTCCACCACGCCCGCGCCAAGGCCGATGCTGTCCACCAGTATCTCGACCGGGCGGTCGCGGTGGTCGGTGCTCTCCCACTCGTGCATCACCGCGCCCGTCAGCGCCATCAGGTCGAGGCCCTTCCAGGTCTTCACCGGCGCCACGACCACGTTCGCCTGGCGCTTGCATAGCGCCGAGGAGTCCGCGCCGAAGCGCGCCACGTCCAGCCCCCAGAGCACCGGCGCGCTAGGGTTCTGCACCACGTCACGGTCCACCGCCGACTGGGCGAGCTCAAGCCCGATCAGGGTGTCGTCGTCCGCCACCGGGAACTCGCCCAGCACGCGCACCCGGTAGGCGTTGCTGCCCTCCCCGTACCGGCTCGACATCTCGGCGACGTAATCCTCCGACACCCGGGGCGAGTCGAGGCAGCTCACGTGCAGGTTCTTCCACTCGCCAGACAGCCGGTGGAAGGTGTCGTAGAAATACCCCTGCGTCCGGGTGGGGTTGCCCAAGAGCAGCGTCGTGGCGTTGTGGCCGGACATCGAGCCGCCCGCAGACTCGAACACGGCCTCGCTCACGCCCGGGGCCTCGTCCACCACCAGCAGCACATACTCGGCGTGGATGCCCTGCAGGGCGTCCGGCTGCTCCGCGCGGCTGGTGCGCGCCGAGATGAAGGCCTCCTCCGGGCTCGCCTTCAGCTCGATGCGGTCGGACTTGATCTCGAGCAGCTCGGCCACCGCCGGCGGCAGGAGCTTGGCCCAGCGACGACACTCGCCGAAGAGGGCGTCGAAGAGCTGCGAGGCCGTGGGGGCCGTGACGACCACTTTCACCGGCACGCGGGTGAGCATGAACCAGAGCATGGCCCACGAGGCCACGGTGGACTTGCCGGTGCCGTGGCCGGAGCGGACGCTGATCTTGCGCTCACCGGCCGCCAGAAGCTCTAGGAGGCGACGCTGCCACGGGTCGGGGGTTACGCCTAGGACCTCCTCCACGAAGGCCACAGGGGCGGCGTGGTAGCGCTTGACGAAGGCGAAGTAGGGGTTTTCAGAATTTTTCATACGGTCCGTGTGGGGTTACGCAAGCGCCGACCCCCCGCCAGGGGGCACCCGCCGGGGGGGGGGTTCGGCGGCCGGCCGGAATCGCCCGGCGCCCCGACCCTAGGGGAATCAAGCACTTACGCGCGCCCCCGTCGTTGAGGGGGGGGGATTGTCCGCAGGGCGGTCACAATCGCCCCGATTTAACATAATGGGTGTTATACGCACTACGCGCCGCAATCCCTTGCGAATCAAGCACTTGCGCCGTGCGTGCATGTGCGCATCGGTGCTCGAGCGCGTGCGGATCGCTAGGCCGTGAGTTATCCACAGGTTATCCACAGGTTATCCACAGAGTTATCCACAGGCCGGTCTTAAGAATCGCGCGCAGGCAGACCGTCGGACGCCCCGTCCGACGTCAGCTTTTCGGGCTCTTGGACGCTCACGGTTCGCATTAGGTCGCGCACCGCAGCCAGGTGCAGCGCCGTCGTATCGGTGATGCGCACGTCGCTCTGGATCTTATTTCCCCACCGCTTCGGGTCCATCCGCTCGGCCAGCCATTGCCTCGCCCCCATCGCAACCTTGGCGGCGTTCGGGTCCATCTGCTCCTGCTCGACCTTCTCGGCCAGCGCCTCGATTCGCTCGGCGTTCAGCAGGGCGCGCGCGTTGCGGACGATCTCGTAACGCTCCATCAATGCCGGGTCGGACTGCATCTTTCCCCAAAGGATGGCGAACGGTACCTCGCTGCCGCTGATGAAGGACCGAAGTGAATGCCCATCGGCAAGGTGAATCCAGAGCTGCTCCCAGAAGTCGGGCGAGCTGATGATCTGGTGCGCCTTCTCGCGGCGCTCTCGCTTTCGTGGTGTCCCTGCCATTAGTCGCTCACATGCACATAAGTGCTAACGTCTTCGTAGTCCATGTCATACCCGTCCACCGGCACCACGTCGAAGTTCGACCAGCGCCGCTTCATGGGTTCCGCTCGCTCCTGCCTGCCAGCTCGAGGCGCAGGCCGATGCTTGACCTCCTCGGCATAGACGCGGCGCCAGAGCTTCTCTGAGGTCGTGAACCGGTGCCCGCAGGTCAGGCACTCCCGCCGACGCCGAGCCTCGGCCGGGAACTGGTAGACCTTCACGACCTCGCTAGGCTTGGCGCACTTGGGGCATTTCATCTTTCGGGCAGCTGCGGCTTGACCAGGTTTAACCAATCGTCGAGGCGCTGGATGACCAAGAACTCGCGCTTGTCGCCTCGGCACACGACCGCCGGGATCTCATATGGCGCGCATGCCGCCTTCGCCTGGTCAATCCAGTCGTAGACCGCGATGGACTTGCGGCGCTTGACCTCGAGCACCCATCGGGCGAGCCGGATATCAGCCCCGCCGTCTCTGGCCTGCCCCAGAATTCGATTGGTCTGCCACCCGGTCGATTCGGTGATGATCTTGCACACCTCTCGCTCGGTCTCGGCGCCACGCTGTCGTTGTCTAATGCCCATCACCACCTCGCAGTCAATCGGCCCAAGTCTACCGCATGGCATAGCCCGGCAATCAAGGGGCGCAAGTTCCGCAACATGGCGCGCGCGCGTTTCGCATCCCTTGCCTGCTGACGCCGACGCTCGATGTTCTTGGCGTAGTAGGCGCGATGGTAGGCCGCTCTCGTGGCGCCCGGGTCCCAATCGTCCGGCTCCCTCGCGTCATCGACCGCGGCGCCGACGATGAGCCGCACCTGGTTGGCCTCGATTCTCTGTCGCGCCATCTCGCTGATCTGCTCAACCGTGCGCGCCTTCTTCCGGTTCCCCTCTCGATGGTGCCGGTGAGGAAGCCCGCCGGTGTTCTCGGCCAGGCAGACCGGGCAGAGCTTAGCCGGCTTTCTCATCGGCCACCTTCCAGAGCAGGTTGATGGACGGCGCCTTGCCGCCCCGATCGTTCTCGGCGAGCTCGACGGCCTCGGCGAAGGTGGGCGCCACGCCGATCCACCTCGGGATGACCTTCCCGTTCGGACCCATCCGCCAGACGACGTACTCGACCTTGCCGCCGATCCGCTGGCCGCGGATACAGAACCGGCCGTCGGTCGAAACCTTGTCCCAGAACACGTCGTCCATCCACTCGAGCGGCCCGGTGTGGTTGAGGTCAATCTTCTGCTGGGTCACGCCGGCCACCTCGGGTCGGTGCCGACCTCGCCGTGCTGGTCGCGATAGTGGACGACCTTGGCCCCGAAGTGGGCTTGGAAGGTCTTGGCCACCCTGAACCCCTCCTCTCCCAGCCCCTCGACCATTCTCCGGCCGAAGGCGGTCTCGGTCTTGGCTGGTTCAAGTTCCACCCTCGGGTACGGTACAAAAGGTACGAGTCCTAAAGGACTCTCGTACCTTTCGTACCCGGTTCGTACGGTACGAACGGGTACATTTCGTACCTTTCGTACCTTTCGTACCTGATTCTGTCTCATTTTTGCCACAGTTAGTTGCCCTCCCTCGACAGTTTGTATCCCCCGACGGTGCCCGTCATAAAGGGCGAAAAGGCCAGCGCCTCGGCGGCCGCGTGGGCGGTCGTCTTGCTCATCGCCGCCTCCCTGCCGATCTGCCGCAGGTCCGGCAGCGACCAGATCATCTCCGAGTCGCTGCCCTTCTGGCGCTCCCTCAGGGCCGTGAGCAGCTGGCGCTGCGCCTTGCCCTGCGGCATCGGCTCGCGCTCCTTGCGCCCCGCCGCGGCGGTCTCGCGCATCACCAGCGACTTGACCCTCTCGCCGTACTTGTCGGCGCGCCCCAGGTCCACCTCGGTGGCCTCGTAGGCGATGGGTGCCATGCTGGCGGTATCCTTGAACCGCTCGCGGGTGACGTTCACGACCATCGCCTGGACATCGGGCCGCTCGACGATGTACTCGGCGTCCGGGTTCGCCATGAGCGCCGACGCGCCTCGCGGGCGCTTGCTGTCGCCGTGGCCCGAGTGCGCCACGAGCAGCACCGTGGCGCCGTACCGCTCCCGCAGCCCGATCGTGAGCTTGGACAGGTACTCGGCCACCTCCTGGTTCGAGTTCTCGTCGAGCCCGGCGGAGAACTTGCTGAAGGTGTCCACGATGATCAGCGCCGGGCGGATGCCGGCCTCGTCGATGCCCTGCTGGAGCGACCCCATGTCCGACTCGGCGTTGAGGTTGGCGACCGATTCCAGAGCGAGCAGCCTCAGCTCGTCGAGGGTGCGCCCGTTGCCGTGCTCCTGCACCCACGCCTCGGCGCGCCGCCCGAGCCCCGCGCCCTCGCCTGAGAGGATGACGACCGGGTTCCCGGCGGTGGCGATCCGCATCGCCCAGTCGAGGGCGATGAACGACTTGAAGCTCGCGCGCGGCCCGGCGAGCACGGCGAGTACGTTCGCCTCGAGCACGTTGTGGATCAGCCAGGTGGCCTCGCGCCGCTCGGCGACGATCTCGCCGATGGCGCGCAGGGTGAGGCGCCGGCCGGTCGTTGCGCCCGCGCCGCCGGCCGTTGTAGTTGCGACCTCTGGTTCGAGGTTGCGGCTCATGCCCCTGGCCTCCGGCACGTCGCTATAGTCCGGGGCCGGCTCCTCACGCTGCGGCGGCCCGAGCCGCACGGCCTCGGAGACCGGCACCCAGCCGCCCGCCTTAGCGGCGTTGAAGAGGGAGCCGAGCGTGACGCCGCCGCCGCGGTCGAGGTGGAACGACTGCCACCGGTACTCGATGTCGGCGCGGCCGGCGTACGAGGCCGGGAGTTCGCCGGTGATGCCGCCGCAGCTCCACGAATCCCAGAGCTCAAGGCCGTCGTCGGCGCCGCCGGATGCGTGGTGCAGCGCCATGCCGACCATCAGCCATGCGTCATAGCCGGCCGGGTCGACGTACGCGAGCGCCTCGGTGACGCGCGGCAGGTCGCGCTGAAAGTCTTGGCTGGTGCCGGGCTTTGGCGGCAGCTTCTTGGCGACCTCGGCCGGCAGCTCAAGATCCATCCGGCGCTCGTCGATGAGCCCGGCGGGGAGCGGCTGGATGTCTCCGACCGGCCCCTGCTGGCCGAAGTGCAGCGGCCACCAGACGATGTACCCACCCTCGGCGCGGATGTCGAGCCCGTCGCGGCGCACCTTGCCGAGCGTGACGGAGACGCCGCCCCGGATTTTGACGCCGGGCGGCAGGCTGAAGAGGTAGTGCCGGCCGCCGCTACCGCCGCCGGTTTGGTGTACCCGGGTGGAGATGAGCACGTCCTGGTGCTCGGCGATCCAGTCCTGCGCGGCCTGGCCTGCGCTCTTGTGGTCATAGTCCACGGCCACGATGCGCGTCACGGAGCCGGTCGGGACGCCGACCAGGGCGTCGGGGCGCTCGCTCCACCAGCGCCTGATCTGGGCCTCGTCTTGCGTCGCGGCCTTGAATCCGTTGGAGGTGAGGGGCGACTTGGCGCGCAGGGTGCGGCCGCTCTGGTCGGCCTCGTCGCGCCGCCGGCAGGGGAACACGGGGACGCGCTTGGCGAGCTCGAGGACGCGCTCGACGGGCACGACGGCGGTGAGGTCTGGTTTGGTCATGGGTAGAGATCCGGCCGCAGGGCCTTGCGTGATACACCGGTTGCGGCCTCTACCGCAAGCACCCGCAGCGCCGGGACGCTGCCGCGCGCGCACCACTTCTGCACGGCCTGTGGCCTGATCCGCAGGACTCTGGCAAGGGCTGACTGGCCCCCGGCTTTGTCCACGGCGTAGATGATGGCCGCGTGTTGCGGCGTGACTTTCCTGCTCATGTTGACATGGTACAACCTTCGGTATAGGGCGCGGAAGGGGGGATGAAAATATTTTACACCGGGGGGTTGTAATCCGTTTTCTGCTGTGCCACTATCCTTTCCACGGGCGGCGATGTTGCCGACCGGAAGCGATAGAAGGAGACAGACACATGATCAAGTTCAACAAGCACCACGTCACGAACGGCGCCGAGAAGGCCCGCGTGTTTTACAGCCTGGACAACCGCACCGACGGCCGCGCTTGCGTCACGCTGTACGCTAGGGATTACGACCGTTCGCTCGGCCGCATCCTCCCGGATTCCTACGTCAACGACACCGACTTGATGTCGGACTACTTCGACGAAGGCCGCGCGGTTCTCTTTGCCGATCATCCGATGTACGCCGCCGCTCGCGCTCGCGCCGAGGCCAACATCGCCGCTCGTTTTTCGCAGGTGGCCGCATGAGCGCCTTCGACATCTTCTACGTCACCGTCGTGACCATCGGCATGGCGGCGTTCTTCCTCGCCATCGGCGTCTGGATCTTCACCCGCCCGGCGCCGTGGAAGTGCCTGCGCGACCGTCGCGAGCGGTTGCCGCACCCGACCATCCGCGCGCGCGTCGTGCAGCCGCACAAGCACTCGCGGTGGTTCGTATGAGCGCCCCGGTCGACAACTTCTACAAAAGCCTAGAGCGGACGATGGGCCTGCGCGTGGACGCCGCGAGCGTCACCGCCCCGACCCGCGCGCGCCTCGTCGGCGTCAGCGTCGGCGAGTTGGCGCAGGCGCTGCGGTTCTCTGGGCTGTCCATTTTTACCGGCCACGACGGCGTGGTCGAAATCCGAAGAGTCGATTCAACAACCCAAGAAGGAGAGAAGCGATGAGTCTGTTTGTTAGCGCCGCCTCTGGCGGCAGTTTCGAGCCCCGCAAGCCCATTGAGGCGGGTGCGTATGCGGCCGTGTGCGACATGGTGGTGGACGTCGGCGTCCAGCCCTCCCCGGGCGGCCAGTTCGCGCCGAAGCGCACCGTCGTGCTGCGGTTCCAGATCCCGGAGATCCGGGTCGAGATCACGAAGGACGGCGAGACGAAGAGCCTGCCGGCGGTCATCAGCCGCACGGTCGGCCTCTCGCTCAACGAGAAGTCCACGCTCTACGCGCTTTTGACTTCGTGGCGCGGGAAGGCGTTCACGCCGGAGGAGTTGAAGAAGTTCGACCTGGGCAAGATCGCCGGCAAGCCGGCCTTCATCAACGTGACGCACTCGGTGAAGGGCGACCGGACGTATGCCAACCTCACGTCCATCATGCCGCTGCCGAAGGCGATCCCGGCGCCGGCGCTCGAGGGCGAGTCGCTGGTGTACTCGACCGACGCGCCGGACGGGGTGATCTTCGACAAGCTCCCGACCTGGATGCAGGACAAGATCGCCGCGCGCATCGTGGACGCGCCGAAGGCGGCCCCGAAGCCTGCCGCGGCGCCTGCCGTGCCGGCGTCGGACTTCGCCGACGACGACCTGAGCTTCTGACCATGCCCACACCACGGCAGGGTTACAAGGCGGCTGACGGGAAGAAGAT